TCCTACGTTCAAGGAGACTATAATGACACTACATGTGAGAGCAAGTGTACAGGCTGATGTAGATCATCTGGCAACAAACCTAAGACCAGAAGATACACAGGAAGTACTAGCCTCACATGGCAGTGTTAAGGTAGCATTACAAGAAGGCTTTGATCACTCAGAAGAATGTTGGACTATTATAGTAACAGAAACAGGTGAACTAGCTGGCATGTATGGTATAGTTGGTATAGACGATATGACAGGTATGCCTTGGCTACTTACAGCCCCTCCACTAAAGAAAGGTTGGCGGCAATTTGCACGTGAATCTCTGCCATGGATTAACAGACTGAACAAGAAATATCCAGTATTAACCAATGCGTGTGACGCTGAGTATACAGAAGCAGTAAACTGGTTAAAGTACATAGGATGTGTATTCATTAAGAGACATGACACGTGGGGTGTTGGTAACAAAACTTTTTTAGAATTTGTGAGGATATAATATGGCTATTATGACAGCACTGTCGATTGCTCAAGGAATGGCAGGTTTCATAGATGCTTCTAATAAAGCTAAACAACAAGAAGCTTACTATCTACAAAACAGAATTAATGCAGCACAAGCTAGAGACTTACAAATCCAAGGCTTACAAAAACGTGCTGTTCAGTTTAGCGATCAATATTCACAGAAAAAGCAAGACCTAGTTATAGCTGCTTTAAAACGTGAAGGTACTATGATAACGGCTAGTGGTGAATCAGGTTTAGCAGGACAAACAGAAGCTATAAAACTTTCGCAAGCTGAGTCTGATAAACTCAAGGGACTTGATATATACAGCCAACAAATTGATGCTATCTTTGATGACATAGAAATACAAAAGCTAGGCTTAAATGCTCAGATGTTAGAAAGAATTAGAAGTGTTCAACGTGGTGTAAAACCAAATTTAGGTATGGCTATTTTAGGTATGGCTTCTTCTGCTATTTCATCAGAAATTAAAATGGGTAAACAAGCAGATACTATTTTTGGTAATATCTTTGGATCAGGTGGCGATAAGCTAGGCAGCCAAACCTCACCTTTTATCCCTGTTACAAATAATACTTCATTACAAGCTTGGCAATAGGGGAAACAAATGGCTAGACAAAGAGTAATGGTAGGTGAGCTTAACGCTCCTACAGAAGTTACGCCAGTAGCAAGACCTGTAGATACTTATGTATCCCCTGAGAAACCGATAGTACAGCCTTCACCCCTAACTCAATTTCTTGATGCTATTTCACCACTAACTAATTTAATGGAAGAAGAAGCAAAGAAAGCAAAAGCACAACAAGAACGTGATGAGTTTAACGGTAAGAGAGCTAATGAACAGCACCAAGCTGAGATGGCTGCAATTAATTTAACGGCTAGGCTAAAAGAAGACTGGATTAATAACCAAAATAATTGGTTGTCTTTGACTACTGAAGAAGCAGCCGAAAGAGTATCAAGGCATTATTCTGACTATAGAATGAATTTAGATGAAGCACAGATTAATCCTCTTGCTTTACAAGCCTTTGATCAAAAAGTTGACCAAGATAAACTTCTATTCATGTTTAATAACTTTGGTCCTGAAAAGCGTAAGCGTAACATAGAGCAACAGGATCAACAATTTAACGATACAATCAGAAGAGCAGGTAGTGTAGCAGAGGATGACCAAATTGTTCCTGCCATGGTTGATGCTTTTAATCAGCACGTAGTAGTGACTGGTGGTGACTATCGTAGAGCTAATGATCTAGTAATAGCTACTGCCCTAGTGGAATCTAAAAGAGGCAGAACAAATTATCTTAAATTTGTAGATGCTATTCAAACTAGAGATGGTAAGTCTCTTAGAAGTATTGATAGGTACGCTAAAGACTTTAATACAATTGATGCTAACGTAGCAGCCTTTCTAAAAAAGAAAGGAAAGCTAGGAGAAGATGCAAGATTTCAAAGTGCTTTGAGTGCTAGAGTAGAAGGTTATACTTCTACAAAGCAACAAGGTGTACTTGGAATAGGCACAGTATTTACTGATCCTGTCACTGGTAAAGAAACTAAGATTACTGCTGATGATGTACTACGAACTTACGAAGCAAACAATGCACTAAAATTACAGCAAGAACTAGCTTTTGCAGATGCACTACAAGAAGTATCTTTAGCTGAACGAGATGAGTCGGATCCTGATATTACTCCTGAAGCAATCTTTCAAGAACACTGGTCTAACTCTTTTGAAGAGTTCTATACACCGTTTCAAGTATTGCCCACTGAGTACAAGAACGCTATTAACAGCGGAGCTTATGCCTTAACTACAGGTAATACAGATGAAGACAAGCAGATGGCTGCACAAGCCTTCCAAGCTTATCGTACTGTAGAAAGTTTCTCTAGTGGCTTAACTAAACGTAGTGGTACTCTAAAAGAAGATGATTTACTACGTATGCGTGTTTTAGAAACCATGACAGGTCCAATGGCTAGGGAATTTGATCAAGCTCTTAATGCTGTTCAAGGACAACTGTTTAAAGAAAAAGGTTCTAAGATAAAAATCCAAGACATCATTGATAATACAGAAGGTTGGGCTTGGTGGGATGACTCAAAGTTTGAGGATATTACAAACCCACAAGAAGTACTAACTCAGTATAAAGATGTTGTACAAGCTTTGGTTATGGCAGAAGGCATGGATGTTAAAAAAGCCATGGATATAGCAGCTAATTACTTGAATGATGATTGGCTTATTGTTGAAAGTACCAACGGTATTAAGACTGCTGTACCTCTACTGAATACAGACATTAAGCAATTTTCAGGACAAGAAGGTGCTGTATCTACTTACCTAGCTGAGTCTATGTTACTTCCTGAAGTTGGCTCTTTAGCTAGAGATATACGTGGAGAAGGTGCAGGTCTTAGTATAAAAGTTAATCCTTCTAATCCCAATGCTGTAGATGTTGTTGTATTAGATCAAGATGGTGGACTACGTCCTTTTGTTATTAATACAATAGCTTACTCAGAGTTAGGTACGTTATCTCAAGGTATGTTACAAGAGCGTTTACGCCAAGAAGCTAACAAAAAGATTAGCATGGATCGTAACGCTGAGATATATACTACAATCAATCTAGCTGAGTTACCTAATTTATCTGATGAAGAGATTACTGCACGTGTTGGCATGGAACCAGAACAAATTGAAGCTTTAAAAACAGTACGTACTAATATTAATAATATGTTAGGTATATCTGAAGACGATGCTAAGATTGCTGCTGAGAACCAAGCATCTTTGGTACTTGAAGACATGGCTAGATTTGAAGCCCAAGAAACTGACGAAGCTAATTTAGTAGAAGAAAAACCTTTCTTTGAGATTGGTGAAGTAAACCTTATGAACGCTTTTACTGATATGTTTAAAGATGAAACAGTAAAAGAAAGTCTTGTTTCTACGGCAGCACAACAGGGAATACCTGCTGATAAGGCTGAAGGTTTTCTTGCTAGTGTAGTAGATTCCGTAAGTTCTTTTTTTACAACCGAAGCACAAGCTGATGAGGCTACTCCTTTAGATAATGTTATACAAACTGTAGTTTCTACTAAAGGAGGTACTCCTGATGAAGTTATGGAGTTGGCTCTAAGAGTAGCATGGCATGAGTCTAAACTAAAAAATGTTAGACAAACTACATCTACTGGTAAACAAGACGGAGCAGGACGCGGTTACTTCCAATACGAAGGTGTGTTTGGAGATAAAAAAAGCGGATTTAATACTGCTGTAAGTAGAGCCAAAAGAGATTTAAAAGTAAAACCTGAATGGTTATTAAATATAAAAAAAGGTGACGATGCTTTATCCTTAAATTTTGAGCAACAAGCTACTTTGTTTCTATTAGATAAGTTAGGTGGTGAGGGGAACTTGGGTACAATTTTAAGTAAACCTAAAGGCCCTGAAAGAGATGCAGCTTTAAAAGCTTTCTGGCGTGATTATCACTGGCAGGGAGGAAAAAGTTCTGTTAGAGCTACTCCTAAATCTATACCAGAAACAAAAGTTCCTGCACGTTCTAGGAGTTGGGACGAATCCATGAAAACTTTTGACTTAGCAAAAGCAAAAGAGTTATTAAACAAGTAAGGAAATAGAATGGCTGAGTTTTCTAAAGAAACACAAGAGAAGATGGGGTTTGGTAATCCGTTACCTAGTCCCTTTGTCTCTAGTGTCAGCGAGAATACCCTTGCAGCAGAAAAGAGGAAAGCAGAAAAAGCTGAAAAACAGTTTGACTTTACTACTCTCTATACTACTGCTGCAAATGAAGAGCAAGTTGCTCCTATTATAGGACGCAACCTTTATAGATTCTCAGCCACTCCTTACAATCCAGTAACTGAAATAACTCCTGAGATGTCTGATGCCCTTACAGAAGGGCTAGTAGATGAAAACGCTATAGAAGATATCTTTGATGCAGCTAGAACTACAAGCCTAGACTATGCTATGACTATGGCAGAGGATTATAGGCAGACTGCTAAGAACAGAGAATTACTAGCACAAGCTGGTTGGCGAGGTGTAGGGGCTACAGTGTTAGCTGCTATGACTGATCCTACAGAACTAGCAGCTATTGGTGCTACTACTGCTCTTGTTACTTCTATGAGTGGTCCTGCTGCTCCTGTAACTGGTCCTGCTACTGCTATTGGTGGTACTGTACTACAAACAGGTAGGGGTTTAGCAAAGGGCTATGACCTTTACAGAGCTTTTAAAATAGGTGCTGGCGTAGGTGCTGCAGAAGCTGCGGCTTTTGAAAGTATCCGTGCAAACCTAAAATATGACATCACTGGCGGTGACGTTATGTTGGCTGGTTTGTTTGGTGCAGGTCTTACAGGCGGCATTAACGCTGCTACAATGGCCTTTGCTAAAAGAGCTAAGGTACAACACCTAGCACAACGAAGCGCACTGGGTGAGGCTCTAACACCTGAAGAACAGGCTTTCCTTAGGGCTAATGATGGTGATGAACTTACCAATAGGATTATAGCACAAGAAGCAGCTACAGGTGAATTTGCTGGTCTTGGTACAAAGTCAATTGCTGAAATCTCAGCAGAAGAAGCTCGTAGTGTTTCTATGCAACGAGGAATTAAACTGTTTGGCTTACGTAGTTTAGTATCTCCTTTTGTAAAAGCTAAGGCATCTTCTAATGGCTTTATCCGTCTAGGTGCTGACAAGCTAGGACTAAACAGTACAGGTAATAAATCAGGTGATGTAGTTACTCCTTCTGCTTCTGAAGTCAAAGCTTATCTTGAAAGTAAGTATCGTACAGCATTTGCTCGTACACTTACAGTCAACCGTAAGGCTTGGATTGCAGGTAGTGGGGGAACTGTACAAGACTTTAATACACTAGTAGCTAGAGCTATTCGTGATCCTAGTATGGATGTACCTAGAGAAGTACGGCAGGTTGCTGATGATGTACAAAGACAACAGAAAGAACTAGCCAATTTAGCTATTAAACATAATGTAGCTGGCTTTACTACTGGTATCTTAGATAACCATCCTAACTACCTACCTCGTTTGTTTAGTAATTCTAGTATTGATAGACTACGTACAAAGTATGGAGCAGACTCTGAGGTATTTGCTGACTTAGTAGAAGCAGCACTGCGTTCAGCACAACCAGACATTGAAGCATCAGTTCGGCGTTCCCTACAAGACAAGGGACTAAAAAGAATTACGGATAAAATGGTAAAAACTTACATCCGTAAGATGGCTGCTGGTTATGCTAAGAATGTATTTGATCGTCCTTATAAAGTAGGCGCACCTAGAGGTGGCTTAGATTTAACAGTAGATGAACTTACTGCAGCATTAAAAAGAGAAGAACTAGATGACGATGTTATTATTGGTGTCATTGAGGCAGTAACTAAAACAAGGGGTGTACGCGCACATAAACGCGCACAACCTCGCTTACTACTAGATGAAAATATTACTATCAACGCTAAGACACTAGCAGGTGACATAGAAGAACTTTCTTTTTCTGATCTACTAGAAACTGATATTGAAAACTTACACAATGCTTATGTGTTTCAAATGGCTGGTGGTATTGGACTAGCTCGTAACGGTATTAATACTAATGCTGCTGGTTCATCCTTTGAAGACTTTCTAAAAAAGATTGAGCAGGAAAATGTAGCTCAAGGTCTTACAGGTAACGATGGAGAAATAAAAGCTCTGCAGTATATGTATGATGGTATTACTGGTCAGCATGTATTTAAACAAGATATAAGTGATGTTGGTAGACGTATCCACAGAAGAGTACGTGAGTATGGTTTTATAACTAACATGGGTATGTCAGGAATGGCAGCACTCATGGAGATTACTAACTCACTTATGGAATACTCTTTGCCTGTGTTATTTCGCACAATGCCACAGTATCGTAGGCTATACGCAAAAGCAGCTAACGGACAGTTAGATGATGCACTCTTGCGTGAACTAGAAGTAATGACAGGACTAGGTGGTGATGTAGTTACCTCTAGGTTTAATAGAGCCTCTCGTTTTGAGGGTGGCGATATGGACTCTGCTATGATGCCAGATCAGCCTACTAAGACTGACGAAGCTTTAGGTAGGATGCGTGAACACGTGTCTATTCTATCAGGTCTGTCTGGTGTTACTGCTAGTCTACGGCGTATCTCTATGCTAAACTATTCATCACAATGGGTGAGAGCAGCGGCACAGGGTAAACCACCTTTTTCTAAGATTAAGATGGAGCAGCTAGGTATTGATGCAGATATGCAATCAGAAATCTTTCAGAACATTAAGAAACACGCCACTACTAGAAGCAACGGTAAAGTTCTACAGTCCCTAAATATTGATAGGTGGGATGAAGATGTAAGAGAAGTATTCTCTCTTTCGGTCTACCGTGAAGCTACTCAGAATGTACAAGAAATGAACTTAGGTTCAGTTAATGGTGCTTTCCGTAGCGAGTGGGGTAAAACAGTTACTCAGTTCCTTAGTTTTCCGCTGGCTGCTTTAGAACAACAAACAATGCGTTTGGGTGTTAGAGCTAGACATGGTGATATATCTGTAGGTAAAGTAATTATGGGTAGTATGTTTATGGGTTCTCTTATGTATATGGCAAAGGTACAGATGGCTGCAGTCGGACGTAGTGATGCTGATGAATATATTAAGGAACGCATGAGTATGGGTAACTTTGCTAAAGGGTCTATGGAAATGATAGGTGTTGCTAGTATTTTTGGATACATAGCACAGGTAACTACAGGCATGATGAATGGTAATTCATACTCATTTACTCCACCAGCCTTAGGGATGGCTAGTAACGCTGTACAAGCAGCGGCTAATGCACTAGGTGAAGACGACATGACTGAAGCAGAGTGGCGTAAGTCTTTAAGACTTGCTCCCTTTTCATCTCTCTATTTAGTAAAACAAGCTTTAAATAAGGTAGCTAACGAAGCAGCTAATTAATAAGGAAAACAAATGCCTTTATCATATGAAAATTATACAGGGGATAATGCGACTACGCAGTTCTCAATCCCCTTTACATATCAGAACACTACTGAAATTAGTGTAACCGTTGACGGTGTGGCTGAGACAGGTCTTACTTTTCCTTCTAGCTCTACTGTACAACTAACCTCAGCACCTGCTACTGGTGCAATCGTACAAGTTCGCCGTACCACAGACCTTTCAGCACGTGCGGTTGACTTTGCGTCAGGCTCAGTGTTGACTGAAGAAGACTTGGATGATTCAGCTATTCAGACCTTCCACGCAGCCCAAGAAGCTAAGGACGTAGTTAATGATACTATTACACTTGATACTGACTTAAAGTGGGATGCAGATAACAAAGTAATTAAGGATGTAGCAAATCCTGTAAACTTACAAGATGCTGCTACAAAGAACTATATCGAAAACACTTGGCTAACTACCAGTGACAAAGCTCAACTTAATTCTTTAAACATTGCAAACCTAAATTCTGTTGCTACTAATATTACTGATGTAAATACAGTCGCCGATAATCTATCAGGCATTACAGCTTTTGCAGCAGTTTATAGCAGCGGGCCAAATGATCCAACAACTGGTCTTAATGAAGGCGATTTGTTTTTCAATACAACAAGCAATAAATTTAAAATTTATAACGGTAGTTCTTGGAGAGATGCCTCTGCACTGGATTTTTACTCAGAAACTGCATTTAATGCTCCGAGCAATCCTAATTCATTATCGCTTGGTTTTGGTGCAGGGCCGTTCACATCAAAAGGCATTGCGCTTGGAGGCTCTGACGCTACTGTAAAGATATCCGGCGCATACACATTACCAAAAACTGACGGAACTAATGGTCAGGTTTTAACAACTGATGGCAGTGGCGCAGTTAGTTTTGATGATGTAAGTACAGCCGGTGCTCTGCCTTTAGCTGGCGGCACTATGACAGGCAATCTAACTCTTAGTGGCACAACCAAAGCTATCTTTGGCACTGATGATTTAGAAATATTCAATCAGGGTTCGCCCGGATTTGT